TTGATTATGAGAACAGCCTTGATGGTGAACCGGTCATTACGCGTTTAGATCCACTGAAAATGGTTTGGGATAGCGCGGCAGTGCAACCAAATTTAACCGATGCACAACGCATGTGGTATGTAGACCGCAAGCCCTTAGAAGTTGCCAAGCAGATGTTTCCCAAAGCCCATTGGAGTGAACTGAGTGCCGATTGGGTGCGGGATGGGGTTGTCTATGAAGGTATTCATCATAATGATCTTGAAGCTTATGATGATGAGAAAGGCATTGATGTTGAAAACGGTCGTCGGATGGTTACGCTCGTTGAATGCCGTTGGTTTGAAAGTGAAAGATATTACAAAGCCCCTGATTTCGAAACGGGTGAATTGCGTGATTATAGCGAAGAGGAATTTAAGCAATTACAGTGCATGATGCCCAATATTCAGGGGGCGGCTTTCAATAAAAAGGTTGTAAAACGTGCCTTTTTAGGGAGGAAATTGCTTGAATGCCCGGATCAACCTTTGGTTCCAGCAGGTCAATTGGGTTGGGAGTGTATCACGGGGTATTTTGACAAGATAGAACGGCAATTTTATGGGGTTGTCCGTCCGACAAAAGATCCACAACGATGGGCGAATAAATATTTTAGTCAGGTCATGCATATTCTCAACAGCCAATCCAAGGGCGGGATAATGGCAGAGAGGGGTGCATTTGAAGATGAGAGAGAAGCTGTAAAGAGTTGGAGCCGGGTAGATAGTATTACGGTTTTGAAAAATGGTGCTTTGGCAGGTGGTAAGATACAACCCAAACCCGTCGCCCAATTTCCAGCAGGCTTTTTCCAACTGTTTAATGAAGCCAAGGAAGCGATTAATCAGGTAACGGGTTTATCGCCAGAATTTATCGGGACGAGAGAAGTTTCACAAGCGGGGATTTTAGAGGCCCAACGGCGTCAATCCAGTCTTAACCTGCTTGCTTGTCTGTTTGATGGTTTGCGTTTGTATCGCAAAAGGCAGGGTAAGCTTATTTTGCATCTTATACAGAATTATTTGTCTGATGGTCGCTTGGTGCGGATATCGGGTGAGGAGAATGCGCAATATATTCCGTTGACCCGTGAAGCGGTGATGAGTGTTGATTATGATATTGTGGTGGATGATGCTCCAACCAGTCCGAACGAAAAAGAGCGTACCTTTGGCATCATCACGCAGCTTTTACCGTTGCTTCAAAATGCCGTTACACCGGATATTATGCTTGATTTACTTCGTTATTCACCTTTGCCAGCGTCCTTACTCAATCGTGTGAGTGAGAAGATGCAACAACAGCAAATGGCCCAACAATCCCAACAACAGCAAATGAATCCAGAACAAGAAATGAAGTTGCAAGAAAAGCAGCAGGACATGGCAACCAAAAGTCAGATGCAACAGATGGATTTGCAACAAAAGCAGATTGAATTGTTCATGCGTCAAAAGAGGGCGGAATTGGAAGCAGAAATGATGCAACAGCGGCATGACATTGAACGGCAGAAGCTTCTCAATGAACAAGCACACAATCAGATTATGCGAGAGAGAATAGCATTGCACAGAGGCATGCATATTTAAGAGAGGTTAGAGAATGAATGCAGAAATGAACGAAGCTATGAATGAAGATTATAGGGTTGGTGCACCAGTTTTTGATGATGAGAGTTCTTTTGAGAACGATTATGAGGTAGAAAGTGTTAAGAGCCATGATGCGACACTTCCAGAGCCGGTTGCAGAGCCCGTTGAAAAGCCTTCAGAAATCGTTCCTATAGATCGGCAACATGCAGAACAACAAGCCAAGCAAGCTCGTGAAGCACTTGCCAAGTTTTATGAACCCCAAGCTCAGACACCAATGGTTGAAGGTGAAAGTGGACCTCCAGATCCTACACAAGATATTATTGGCTATATGAGTTGGATGGGCAAAAAGCTTCAAGAGCAAGATGCGTATATTAGGGCACAACAGGATGTTCAAAGACAAGCCATTGAATCCCACGAATTTAATGGACATTTGAACCAATTTTTGGAAAGTTCTGTTGCTTCTATCAAAGAGAAATACAGTGACTTTGATGCCGCAGCAGATTTTCTTTATGAGACGCGTGCAAAGCAGTTGAATGCATGGTCTTCAGTTTATCCGAATTATGCACAAAAGAGCACGATAGATGCGATTATAGGGGATGAGTTGCGGACGATTGTAGCGACTTGTGCACAAAAAGGGGTTAATCCAGCAGAAGAGCTTTATAGGATAGCGCAAAATCTTGGCTACCAGAACCAAGCAGTGCAAGCCAATAATCAAGTTGCCGCGCTTCAAAGCCGTCAGAATTCTGCGCGAACCTTAACGGCATCGGGAGGAGGGGGCATGACGGGTCCTATGACAAAAGACACCCTTGCCAATATGTCAGAAAAGGAGTTCAACGCGTGGATTTCCAATCCGAAAAATGAAGCGCGTTTTTATGAAATTATGGGTGCAGACCCCGATTAGGCAATAGGTTTTACAGCATAATCCGCCTTTGATGCGGATTTTCCACCGGCTTTAAAGCCGGTTTTTTTATAGCAAAGAAAGGTGAAACAAAAAATGGCAACAACACATATAGGGACTCATGATCCGCAATCGGTGAAATTGTGGTCACAGAAATTAAGCAATGAAGTTTTGAAAGCGACGAAAATAGCCCCTCTGATTGGCAAAAGTTCGAATAGCATTATCCAGCTTTATAACGAAACCCATAAGAGTGCAGGGGATAGTGTCACATTTAGTTTACTTGTGAATCTTTTTGGGGATGGTGTCACGCAAGGTGAAACTTTAGAGGGCAATGAAGAAGCGCTTCAATTTATGAATGATCGGTTGGTTATTAACGAGCTTTTACATGCAGCTCGTGTAGCCAATGATGACTCGATTGACCAACAGAGAATTCTCCCGAATTTACGGAAAAAAGCCAAAGAAGGTTTGGTTCGCTGGTACGCCAATCGTTTAAGCATCATGTTCTTTTTGCAGGTATGTGGTTATACAGCTCGTACCATTAGTGTTGATGGTCGAGAAGTGTATATTAAACCGGTTCATTATGGCTTTAATGAAATCATGGCACCAAGCAGTGAACGGATTATCCGTCCCGATGCAAAAACTAAGGATGAAGATCTCACCGATAAAGCCAAACATAGCTTTAGTTTAAAGTTGATTGATGAAGCGGTTAAACAAGCCAAACTTGCCAATCCGCAAATTTCCCCGGTTCATGTTAACGGTGATGATGTTTACGTTCTCTATTTGCACCCAACACAAGTGATGCAATTGCGCACCAATACAGCTGCTGGTGAGTGGTTAGATATCCAAAAATCGGTTTATGCCACTTCTCGTGCGAAGAACCCAATCTTTGATGGTTCTCTAGGCATGTATAATGGTGTTGTTTTACGCGAAGCTATTCATGTCACTCACGGGGTTAAATCGACAGATCATACGGCTGTCAAAAGCGTTCGTCGTGCGGTGTTCTTAGGAGCACAGAGTGCGATTATAGGTTTTGGGAAAAATCATAGTGCAACGAATTACACCCTCAAAGAAGAATATTTTGATTATGAACGTGAATTTGGTGTTGCTGCCAAGACCTTGATAGGAATGAAGAAAACCCGTTTCCAAATGCCCAATAGTGCCCAAACAGCCCAAGATTTTGGAACGATTGTTATTCCTACCTACAGCGGTGAAGCAGCGGCGTAATCATTAAGGAGGAAAAGACATGTCAGATCAATTACCCTCTCCCTTGCAAGGGAGAAATTTACATACGCAGCAGGTGAGTTTCTTGCGTTTGAATATCTCGCATAAAGAGAAGCATCTTACAGAGAAAATCGGGATATTACCCCGTGGCGCTGTGATCATTTCGATCAAAGGGTTTGTTAAGACAGCGTTTTCTGAGGCAAAGTTAAAGATTGGCAGCAGCTATGGTGGCAATGAGTTTGGTGAAAAAGATATCAAAGCCCAAACCACACAGGATTTTACACCAACAGACCAAAAGGTTTTTGCTCCAGAGGATAAAGAAATGCCCCTTTATGCCACACGAGATAAAAGCACAGATGCTGGTGAGTGTGTTGTGGTTTGTGCAATTTGTGGCAAATCATTAAGGGAATAAGACATGGCAGATTATTTACCAGAGCCCTTACAAGGGAGAAATCTACATACGCAGCAGGTAAGCTTTTTACGTCTTAATTTTAGTTACCAAGATAAAGAAAACGTAATGAAGATAGGCACTCTCCCTCGAAGTGCTTTGATCACATCAATTAAAGTGTTTATTAAGACGGCATTTTCGGATACGAAGGTTAAGATAGGCAGCACTGCTGGCGGGACTGAATTTGGTGAGTTAGAGATCAAACAAGCCGGTATAAAAGTAGCGACGATTTCTAATCAGAAGGAGTTTGTACCCTCTGATAAAGAGATCACGCTTTATGCGAAAGCAGATAAAACAGTCCAAGCAGGTCAAGCAAGTATAGTCGTTGAGTTCGTGACCAACCACTAAAATTGAGAGGAGAGATGTATTAACTCCCCTCAATTTATGAAGCAGCAGATTGTACAAAGAGTTGTAAATTAAGGGCAGATAAGACAGCGACTAAGGTAGAAAGCTTAGGGTCACCCGTTTTGCTTAAAGAACGATATAACCCACTACGTTCTCGATTGGCTTCTTTTGCTAAAGCGCGCATATTTTGAGTGCGAGCAACAATACCAATGGCATCCGCTATATGAGCAGCGTCACCAGTTTTGAAGGCTTCATTTAGGAATGTTCGTTGTGCTTCGATGTCTTCAAGATATTCCTCTGGTTTAAATGGGGTTATTTTCATCACTGTACTCCTCTTTTAACTTTAGCGCTTGTTCAATATCCTTTTGCTGGGTTGATTTATCTCCACCGCATAATAAAAGGATAAAATCAGAACCTTTTTGGATAAAATAAATTCTGTAGCCTGCACCATAATGGATACGCAATTCACCTATGCCATTAAAAAATTTAACGTCACCTAAAAGACCTTGTTTTAAGCGTACAACACGTTGAAGAATAATAGCTTTAATGTTTTTATCTTTGAGTTTCTTAAGCCAATTATCAAATTCTATTGTTTTATGAATGAATATCATCAGTACACTGTAGTACACATGATGTGTACTGTCAAGTTAGTTTATAATTTTTGTATCATTGAAAAGGTATTCTGATGACGCGTCAATATATTCTGGTTAGGACAGGCGGGCCGATACCGGTGAAACAGGATGTTTATCGTCATAGAAGAACGCTTTCGCATTTAGTGTCAGTTATCCAAGATGAGATTGATGACATCACGGATGAGTATGTATCCCAAATCCAGGAAAGTATTTTTTCTGCTATTCGTTTTTGTGAGAGGGAAAGTTTTTACTTTAACGAAAGCCGTGATGTTGTGTTTCACACACGGGCGGGGCAGGGGATTTATGATGCAAGCGATACCCGCCATATTGAAACAGCAGTCAAAATCAAAAGTGTTTATCTTAGTTCTGGTCAATATCATAAGCTTGAATTGGAGCGGAGAAGCCCTTTTTCTCTAGAGCCTTCGTTGTCCTCAGGACAACAAGGAACGCCGGTTTGTTACAGTTATTTTGATAAGAAATTGCATCTTTATCCCATCCCGGATAGGGCTTATCAGATTCAACTTTTTCTTTGTCCACATCGCTTATCAGAGGTGGAGAGTGTTGATGAAGAGCATCCATGGTTTGTGCAT